AAGTGACTTGCCACCATTGGGAGTTAGCTCTCGCATGATCGACTTCACCATAAATCGCATCGACGAATAGATGGCAGTGAGCACCGCAATAACAAGCCCACCCACCGCCGTCCATTCGCCCACACTCACTTCTTTTTGCCTAGTGAATCTTTTGGATTAGCCCAGCGAGCGAGCATTGGAACGAGTCCAGCCACTAAGCCCATTGCTAGATCCTTTGGATTGGTATTGCCGCTCATCCAGACGGCCAGAGCACCAGCAACAGAGCTTCTCGCCCATGATGCCAGCATTGCCTTCGCTTGCTCCATTAGTTTTCTCCTTTGTTCAAGCTCCCGATGAGTGCAGCGACTTTCGCCGCGCCCAATGCGATCTCGAAGTGCATTTCATCTTTACGACTCCAGTCACCGCCCCAAGTCATTCCGTATTTCTTAGCCAATGCCCGAATCATCGGAACCTTCTCCGGTGGAAATGTTCCCATTTTTCCAAGACTGTGAGATTTTGAATTAAGATCCACGGCGGTTCCCGATGCGTGATTGGATAGCTTGCCCGGTACATTTCTAACGTCACGGAATGCGTATCCCCAATCATCCAATGCGCCTTCATCAATCGGTTCGATCAGCTCATGAAATTGTTTGCAAAATCCAGCAATCAACGGAGCAACGGCCTTTGCACATCGCACCTTGAGATTTGTTCCCTCGATGGGAATGCTCACGATGGAAATTTCTGCCTGATCCTTAGATGCAGGCCAGCCGTTGTAACTTGTAAGCATGAATCTTTATGCGTTGGTATAGGTGACGCTAACTTCACCGCCGTTGGCCATAAGGTTATATGGTTGTAATTCGACCCAGCCTTCATTGCATCCCGAGAATCCAACTCCGTTAGCTTGGCCGTTCATACAAATTAAATTGCTAGTGCTCCAGCCGTCATCGGCTCCGGATCCACCGGCAGACCACGCGACTGATCCTTGAAGAATGCAAATGCCGTCTTGATACCAGCGCATCGCGCAAGTTATGTTGGTGTCGTCGGGTGTAAATCCTAGACTGGTGCTTGCCCCTGATACTGCGCCAGCTTGTGCGCCGTTCGATGCCTGCACTCTTAGATCGTACTTTGTCTGATTATTTACACTGAACTGTACTGGACCCATTTTATCTCCTTTTAACCTAGTAGTGTTTTTAATTCATCGGCCGTTAGGCCTAGTTTGGTAAGTAGCGCCGCCTTATCGCTAGCGGCTTGCTCGGCCGCCGCTTCATCGGCTGCAATCTTGGCATTTTTAGCCAAACGATTCTCTGCCCATTCTGTTATCTGGGCTTCATAATCGGCGGCGTTTAGTTGCGTGTAGCCGCGTTCATCGTCGCCTACTTGAAGCGTTGGATTTTCTGCCTTGATTATTTCTATCATTTCATTAAGTGTGCTCATTATACTGTCGCCAATCCATAGACTGCTACGGTTCCCGAAATGTTAGTTGAAGATGATTTCAATATAAAGCCTGTGTAAGTTCTAGCCGTTGTTTGGTATCCATAGAAATAAGTGCCGTTTCCAGAACTATTAGAGACGCATCTGCCATTCATAACACAAGCCCCAGTGCGTAAACCTAATTCATACATTCCATTAGTCGGATCGGTTGCTGTGTTAATATTAGGTGATAATTGCCACTCAACTTGGGGGTGAGCACCAGCGGTTAGACTTTGGATGGGAGCCCCGATTGTAGTGTCTGTATCAGTCCACACATAATTAGTTGCCTGAGTAGTCGGGCCTGCATATCTTAATTGAAATTGGAAATCATTACTGCCAGTAGTGGCAGAGACATTTTCTACGCTTATCACATAATTATTGTAAGTGCTAGAAAATACGCCATCGAATGTCGTTGTTGTTGTTGCCACATTGGAAAAAGTTTGGCGGCTGATTAAAACTAAACCGCTTGATGATGTTGCAGGTGTTGCCCATTTAACTTTATACGGGCTCACTGTCGTGTCAGCGGTTAGAACTTGCGCGGTTGTTCCAATCGGTAAATTGTCATAAGTGCCGGATCCTGTACCAACAACAATGTCACCTGCTGCCGTGATCGTTGTTGCCATGTCATTGGTGACTGTGACTGTTCCCGATGTGCCGCCGCCTGAGATACCAGTGCCAGCTGTTACGCCAGTGATGTCTCCGACTTGAGCTGTGACCCAAGTAAAATCAAGATCAGTCGCAGATGTCTTGGATAGCACTTGACCAGTCGTACCACCCAGAAGATCGATGAAATCGGTATCTACGGCTTGGCCAAAGACTTCAAAATCGGCAGGTAAATCAGTCACAAGATCGGTTGCCGTAGGCATTTGCCAGCCGAAATTGCTCGTTGGATTGCTCATCTTTTCTCCTTATGCGACCTGCGTCGCGTGTTCCCAGTCTAGCGTCGGTATGATTGAATTCCATGCTTCTACAATCGGCACGTCGTTCCACCTCATGGCTTGAAGTGAGAATGCCAATGGCGAAAGATTGATTGAGACGCTGATTTGATTGTATGCGGCTTGAAATGTCCAGCCTTCAACAAAGCCTAGATATGTGCCGGACGCCATGTTGAGCGGCAAATCAGCAATAGCCACGGGCATTCCCATGAATACATTGATGAGTGAGTCTCGATCGCCGTCATCGATCTCTGGGTTGGTGAGTTGGTATGTGATGGAATTGAAATTGTATTGAGGATAGGCGCGAAGCTCTAGATAAAAGTCTGCCTGATCTTGGGCGTCGGCTTGGTGTTTGACTGTCGTGGTAAATATCTGAGCAAGTTGGCCATATAAGCCAACCGATACCGCATCTGTGGCACTGACTTCGGTGGATGAATTCTGGCCATATTTGAGCGTGATGGTGTTGCGAACGTCTCCGGTGCGTTGCTGGATACTAAGACCAGAGCCTTGAGCATGATTGGCCGAGAGATTGACGTAACCATTGGCGGCTAGATAAGTCGTCCGATGTGTCGAATCGGCGTATGAGATAAGCCCCTGCGCATCCTCATAAATATAACCTACGCCGCTATTCGCGAGCGCTGAGACCAGTGAATATACATCGGTTCGGCTCGATGATCTCGCTGCAAGCTCATAATTGCCCGGCTGGTCAATCTCGCCCAATCCTGTATTTTCTGCATCTTGCCATTGAGTCGTCGGATCATAAGTATTCCATTGAAGAGCACCCGGCACTGATTGCCATTGAGCAAATAAAACTTCACGCAAGATTGTCTCAATCTGATCTCCATCAAACTCTTGAGATAAGACGCCATCGGTTAGCGCCTTTGGCAATCTAGCCAATGCACCCAATGCGATGATTTTGATGCGCTGGGCATAGGCGACATTTCCAAGCTCTGCCACTGAGATTCCAACCTGGACGACTGAACCGCCAAAGATGGGAATGAATGTGGCCGTGGAATCTTCAAGCTCGATGCTGAGTGCATCATTGATCTCAATGAGAACATTGGATTGATCTAGGTTAATAAGTTCAATGTTGATGTATCCGGCTTGAGCTTGCTCATAGATATTGGTTCGCCCAGATGTAATTGTCAGATTGGAGAGAATGGACGTCTGGTATTCGACGCCACCAATTGTCACTCTCCAGACTGGATTGAAGATGCTCATGCTGTGATTAGATTTCCAGCGCCGCCAGTGCCGCGAAAGAATGAGTCATTCTGGAGATTGTTCATCGCTCGAACGACGGCTTCTGAATCGGTCGGTGTGTTAAATATATTATTGATAACCACTGGAGGCGATGCTGTAGCCAATTCCGCGCGTCGTATTGCAGCGGATTGACTCAACGCTGATTCAAATGCTGGAGTGTTCATAGCAGCAATTCCAGCGTTTCGCTGGGCGTAGTCAGAAGCATTTACTGTTCCACCAGATGTCCCTAATCCAAGTCCGGCAAATGCTGAAAGTGATGCCGATTCAGAGACTTTAGCGACTGCCGCTGCGTTTGTTTTGGCCGTTTCTGTAATTTGTGCAACTCCACCAGTTCCAGCACTTGATCCGCTACTGCGAGCGCTTGATGTGCCGCTGATTGCTCCTGGTGTTCCACTGGTTGCAAATGTCTCAGTCGCATCACTTCTATTGGCCAAAGCGTTGCCAGCGGCCAAGACACCGGCTGCAAGTGCTACAGCTCCAACTCCTAGCAATGGATTGAGTGCAAATGCTGACGCAATGCCGGCGACGATGGCTGATGTCTTGAGCAAGTTATAGGCCACAATCAAAGTCTTAATAAGAGCAATGGTGGCAGCAACGCCAGCGGCAATCTTGGACACGACGAACAAAGTGCCGATAACGATTCCAACGGCAATCAGTTCATCTTTGAGATCGATGACTGTGTCGATGACGCCTCTGACTTTCTTGCCCCATGCAAGCGCCTTGGCTTCTGACTGCGTAAGAGATGACGTGATGCCGCCATCGCCAGTTAGACCATTGACGAATTGTTGGAATGCTGGCAATACGTCGATCAAGATAAACGATGTCAATTCTTGCACCACTGGCAGCAATGCCGCGCCAATTTGTTCTTGAGCCTCATCGACTGCAATCTTTATTCTCTCAAATGATTTTTCGGTGCTTTGTGCCTCATTAGCTGCAAAGCCTCCAAAGGTACTTGTCAGCGTCGAAAAGACTTTGTCGAAATCTTTTGATTTAAGAATTGATGCATCAATGCCCAGACCTAATCGACCTAGAGCGTTAAGATTGCCGTCATAGGCTTTGCCAAGTGCATTGGCCACTGCTTCCAAAGGTTTGCCGGTAGCCGATGAAATATCTAAAGCCAAATTTAGTAATTTCTGAGCCTCTTCGACGTCTTTTGTCGATCTAGTCAATCTGGCAAATGCCGGGCGCAATTGGTCATCTGTTACACCGATGGCAATCGATGTCGTGGAGATATATTTCTCAACGCCTTTG